CATTGAACAATGTAAGTATCGCTGAACATCAGCAATGCTTTTGTGAATTGGATCATAGCCAACATTGGAAATCAAACTTGCAACTTTATCCTTATAAGCAATTAGATTATCACCAAAAGACAAGAGCGTATCACTAAAGAATCCTACAGTGCTATATTCAACATATTCAGATAGGTCGGTTAATAAATCAGAAAGATTTCTAGCTGTGGTTATTGACTGATCGATCTTTGCAGTATCCCAGCCGATCGACGAAACTATTTTTGCATATGCTGTGAATCCATCAGCAAGGGAGGATAAAGAATTTGCAAATGCTGTGAGATCCTCGTCGCCTTCGAACCATGAAACTATACCTTTAAATTTTGGTATATAGTCATATAATGCTGAAAGATCTTTAAGCCATTGTATAGATGAAGTTACCTTTTCAGGTTCATAGGGCATAGCATTAATACTAGAGCAATACACATATACGCCAGTCGCCAATGACTGTAAGGATGCGCCGAATCGATCTAGGCTTTCATCACCTTCAATTAATGCAGCTATTCCGCCTAATTTAGGAATATATTCATATAACCCGGCGATTTGCTTAGCGGTCATAACCGAATATGAAACCACAGCCGGACTTATTTCTATACCCTTTAGATTATCACAATATCCTTTAATACCCGATGCTATTTTAGGGAGAACACCGGCGAATCTAGATTCATTAGTACGCAAGTCAGTAAATGATATTTTTCCTAATTTTCTGTTAGCGAAGACCTCTCCAATAGAAGACACTATGCGCAAACTAAGGCCAATCTTTTCGTCATCGACCTCTATCCCTTTTACAGCATCACTGTATGCCTTGATCCCAGTTCCCAAAGAACTTAACGACTTACCAAAAAAGTCCATTTGCGTATTATTAAAAATGTCATGAGAACCTAAATCATTGCCCGTAATGATTTTGCATACATCTACTATGGATGCAGCTGCTCCAGCAGATTCTTTAATAGCAGAAATGTCAAGCTGATCACCAGAAACTTTTGAAGAATAGTCTTTTAAACTATCTGCAAACCCAGAAAGAGATTGTCCAAATACTGTAAACTGAGTCTTACCAGTCCAAAAATCTCCTTTACCAAGCTCATTGCTCGTTATAGTATTAGCAACCGTAGCCAATGCACCAGCAGCAATCGCAGAGGTGATTATCGGCATGACCGCTATCTTATTTTCTCCAGAAACTGCACTAGAATAGGCTACCAAACCTTCTGCAAACCCGGCAAGAGATTGTCCAAATACTGTAAACTGAGTCTTACCAGTCCAAAAGTCTAAATCGCCAAGCTCATCCTTTTTAATCTTTTTAGCCACCTCTACTATTGCAGAAGCTGCTACTGATGAGTTCTCCATAGCCTCGGTATCGATTCCACCATTTTCAGTTATAGAGGCTGAATATTTAGCCATTGATGCGCCAAATCCAGGGAGTTGTGAAGCAAATGCTGAGACACTATTATCGCCTTCAAACCATGATTTTAAACCGCCAGAGTTCGGAATATTATCTGCAAATTTAGCTATTGCATTTGCTGCTATTGCAGATTTAGCCACTACATTTGGATTAATATCTTTAACTTGCTCATAGTAATCTTTAATAGCTATGCCCGTAGAAATCATCCCGATAGCAAACGTAACAAGACTATTATCGCCTTCAAATATGGCTTTAAGTCCTCCATGTTTGGGGACATTGTCTGCAAATACAGTAAGGCTTTGAGCAGCAGCAGCAGATAGCATTACAACCTTTGGATTAACTGTCCGAACCTGCTCGTAGAAATCCTTAATTGCTGCTCCGATCGAAGCAATACCGACCGCAAAGGCAACAAGATCATTTTCACCTTCTAATACTGCTACAAGTCCACCATATTTAGGACTATGCTTAACAAATTCATTTAAAGCTTCAGCAGCACTAGCAGCCGATATAACGGCATCTCTGTCAAGTCCAGAAACAGTTATTGAAAAATCTCTAATAGCCTGACCGACCTGTACAATATTATCACAGAATTTACCAATTGCATCACTGTTACTTCCTAAAAGCCAATTGGTTAACCCCTCTATTATCTCGGTACCTAGTATGGCAAGGAGTATTTTTGGGATCATTAATGCTTTATCAAGAAAATCACTATCTAATCCTTTTACGCCATCAATAAACGGCTGTAATCTCACAATAAAATCAGATAGAGTATCTGCAATTGGAGGAAGACTTTCTGCAATCCCCTCTGCTAATCCTCCTATAAATGCTCCTATTATCTCTCCAAGAGCATTCATTGTCGTTTTAACAGTGGCAACAAAATCTTCATTCTTAAATACCAATGACAGTGCAGCAAGAACGCCAGCTAACTCTAGAACTAATGCGCCAAATGCCACTATGCCAAGCATTGCTGCTGGAGCGAGAACAGCCAAACCGGCCATTGCTACCATTATGGCTGAAATAACTCCGATAGCAAGAAGGCCCTCAGTTAAGACCTGTGGATCTATTTGACTAAGAGCATCTGTGAATGCAGTTAGAGTACTTACAAATAAATTGACTAGTTCAGTTACTAATTCTGGAATCTTTTCGGCCAATCCATGGATTAATTTAATTAACAAATCCATTAAAAGCTCTACTATCCTAGGAAGATGCTCTGATAATGACTCAAGCACATCAATTATCAATGTCATTGCAAACTCGACTATCCTCGGAATAAGTTCACCAAGTTCATCGATTAAATCATTAATAGTTAATGTAACAAATCTAACAACCAGTTTCACTATCGTCGGTAATATAGCCAGTAGTCCAGTCGCCATTGCTTCAATAAATCCTAAAACAGCAGCTACTGCTGCCGCTAACGCGGTGGATCCTAATGATACTGCATTGGCAACTGCTAATATTCCAGCTCCAAGTAAAGACAACCCTAGTCCTATAACTGCTATACCAGCTCCTATGACCAATAACGATTTTCCAAGGGCGCTTAATGATGCTGACAAGGCGATAATTCCTCCAGCAAGAGGTCCAAGTATTTTAGAAGCAGCAAAAGCCACAACCATAAATCCAGCAATAGCAACAAATCCTTTGGCTATGTTTTCCCAACTAAGCAATGAAAACACAACAAATGCTTTGGACAATGTTAATATAGCAGATGCTAATAATAACAACGCGGCCCCGGCTATGGCAGATTCTACTGACTCAGAACGTAATGCCATGATCATGAGTGTCATTGTTCCGATCAAGACCATAAACGCCATGACCACTGGTATCAATTTATCTGTCTTTATTGTCGATAATAGCATCATTGATGCTGCTAATGTGGCCACTGCTACTGAAACTGCCAATATGGCTGCTATAGCCGTCGCATTGACACCATTAATTAGTTTCATAGCCCCTGCTGCAGACATCAATAGCACTATTATGCTTAATAAACCCTTGGCAAGCATTGGCAATGGTAATGCGCCTAATGCCGCTAATGGAGGAATGAGCATCGTTAGTGCTACAGACATAACTATCATAGCTGCTGCCAGACGAACCATGTCTTTACTGTTAACTCCATTACCAGAATTTAATAATTTTGATGCAGCAACAAAAGAGCCAAGAGTTCCTACAAGAACTGCACCGCCTTTTCCCAAGTCTTCCCAGCTTAGTTTAGCCAACATTTTGAATGCTAGGGCAAATACAAGCATTGCCGCGGATAATGTTAACACCGCAGTGGCTGCTTTTTGCGCTTCTTCCGAATTAAACTTCTTGGAATTAATGATTGCCATGAATCCAATTAGCAATACTAGAATAGATCCAAAGGCAGTTAAACCAACAAGGAACTGATCCCAACTTAGTTGCGCCAATAAATAGAATGCGGCTATTAATATTCCGATCGCGATTGCAATGTTCTTAATATTCTCATACTTTACACTTTTTTTAAGTTCCTTAAAATAGTTACTAATGCTTCCAAAGGTTCCGCCAATGCTTTTGAACATCTTACTTAAATTTTCGCCAAACTCTTTAATATTCTTAATGCTTTTAGACAGCTTAACAAATACCGCTGCTAAGATACCAACTTTCAAAAGGCCCCTTGAATTTTTAAATCCATCTTCGCTTAACCAATCAGTAGTTTTTGCTAAGAAATCTCTAAAATTTGTGATGACGCTTTTCAAAGTCGGCCATACTTCTTGCAAAATATTGCCAATGAATTCCGCAGCAGATTTAATTCCAGAAAATATTACTGAGATAGCACTAATTTTTGAATCCTGAGGAACTTCTTCTTTTTGGAATACCAGGTCAAAGAACTCTGATACTATGCCGATTATTGAGCTTATGGTTTCTTTAACTGTACCAAATACTTCGCCTAATGTCTTTCCAACATCATTTTCTCCGCTAATGGTCTCCGTAATGAACTTCCAAACCTTGTCCAACGACTCTGAAGCCCATTCAGAAAAGGCTTTGAATTCCTCACTATTTCGTATTTGATTAAAAAAGTCACTAATCGCAGAAAAAGCACCGCCGCCAATCTTTTTTGCAAAATCAAATATTGTTGAAAATATGTTATGTATAGTTGGCCATACTTTGAGAGCAACTCCCGCAACAGTCTCTATAACATTTTTAATTCCACCCAATACTGATGATATAATACTTATGAAACTATTTTTTGGTACTGTGCCTTTTTCAGATAATGTATTTCTAAACTCTTTAAATTTATCAATCGACTCTTTTATAGAATCTATAATTTTCTTAATTAGCTTTCCAAGATTAGTTTCGCCATTAAATGTATCTCTGAAATACTTTATTATTTTCTTAAATATGTCAACAATACCGGATAAAGTCTCTTTTAAAGTCTTTGAGCTTTTAATAGTATCCCTTAATTTTACAAGGAATCTCCCAATTTTAGGACCTAAATCGACTGAATCCTCAACATCAAATAAAGCTTTAACGATCTCAGAAACGACACCAACGATTGACCCTAAAATAAACCTTCCAATATCTAAAACCGCAAATAGGCCTCGAAGTGTATCCTTAACTTTTTCTGCTTTTTCATCGGTAAGATATAAATTAGCAGTAAATTCCTCAATTTTTACAATGAAATCATAAATACGCTCGGCTGTTATTTCTGGAAATATGTCAGACCATGCTTCTTTTACAACTTCTATGGCCCTAAAGAGAGCATCGAAAACATTTTGAAGAGATTTAACAAGTAACTCCCTACCAGACAACCTACCGAAGCTTTCGATCAATTCTTCGACTGGTTTTCCAGTTTTCTTTGCTTCTTTTCGTAATGCCTCAAGTTCACTTCTTGTTAATTTATAGCTTTTAGCTAATTCTGCTTGAGCTTTTGGAAAATCTTTCCACTGCTTTTTAGTTTTCTTTATGGTTTTCGAAAATTCATCCCATTCGTCTTTATAAAGAGCAGTTCTTAATAAAGCATTCCGTTTTTCACCGCCAGACGCAAATAAATCCCAAAGATTATTAGCGACGTCAGTCCATAACTCTTTAGCTTTATCATAACTGCCAAAGATGATCTCGAAAGTATTCATCCAACCAGTGGAAACTGCGTCCTTAGTAGCGTCTATAGCTTCCTCAAAAGTTTTTGCTTCCTGAGCGGCTTGGAATGCTCTTCTACCAAGTTCATATGATTTACCACCAAGCTTAGTAAACTGTTTCGATAAATACTCAGTAGAAACTCCGGTAGATTTAGCTACGGTTTCAATATCTAAAGTTCCTTTTTTAAATCGGTCAAGGTCTTGTAAAAGTTCGGTAGCGGTTAACCCAGTTTTTTCAGATACTGCATATAATTTATCAGAAAATTTACCGTATCGATCCAATGCTTTTAATAGCACATCATTTGTGAACCATTTTCCCTTACTTAGCGCCTCGTTAAAATTAGATACGGACACTTCCAGTCCAGAATCTCCGCCACCTTTACTAGTAGTCTCAAATGCGTCCTTGCTAATTTTCTTTAAGTATCCCATTTCCTCGGCTATCTGAATTACATTTTCTTTGAACTCAGCAGTAGCCATATTAGCATTTTCAATGGACTTCCAGTCGATTAATTTAACCGAGCCAGTTGCTAATGCCTGGGATAAATTATACATTGCTCGTCCTGCTTCTGTGACATTTGCTCCAGATATTGCAGCCCATGTCGATATACCTTGCATCGCAGTTACAGCGGTATCTAATTTTACAGAATTTGAAGTAAACTTTCCGATGCTGTTCACCATATCAAGGAAGCTATATGAAGTTTCGTCAGTAAACCAATTTAACTTATCTAATTGCTCATTGACATACTCCATTTGTTCACCTTCATCGGTAAACTCTTTTCTAGTCGCAGCCATGATCGTCTGAACAGCTTTAGTCTTTTCAGCATATTTAGACCATCCAGCACTTACCTGGTCAATCGACAGCGATTTTACTAACTTTGTTCCAGCATCCACCGCTTGGCTTCCGATATTCATGAGGGCACCGACGGCCATCACTTCAAGAGCGGAAAATTTTTCATGAACTTTACCAACTGACTCGGCTAGATTACCCATTTTGATGTTTTTACTTGACTCTTCTATGTTATCAAAAGATTTCTCTAGCCCTTTAAAGTTCAGACTCTGTTTTAGTTTATCAAGAATACCAATTGTATGGTTAACATTAGATTCGAATCTGGAGTTGTTAAACTCCATATCGACAATCTTTTTATCTATCACCTGGCTCATGCATGCACTACCTCCATCTTAATTTCTTCGACCATATCTTGGAATACCGACTGAATTGCTGGGTTGATATAATCGGTTCCTTCAACCCAACCTCCAGTTTTGGTAGCATGCCCATATTGGAGTATCAAGGCAATAGGAACATAGTCATTAATATTCGAATTGTAAAATTCTATTGTGACTTTTCCATCACCTTTATTAATCTTATAGCTCCATGAGCCAGCAGTCTTTCCAGTATCAACAGGTGTAAAAGAACTTAAGGCATTGACCCCTCGGTGACCATACTTATTAAAATCGATTCGTCTAAGTTTATCGCGCATCCGGATACAAACTTTCACGGCGCGATCCTCTTTGTTTCGCTGTTTAACAACAATACCCATCCTAAAACACCTTTCTATAGTTATCCATGGGTATTCATTTGTCTTCTCCTTAATTCATTCAAAGAACTATTTCTACTATATAGTTCTTTTTTACTCATTTTTTTCGGTTTCTCATTTTTCACATTACATACTTCGATTAATGTGAGTAAACGATTTATATGCCATCTCTCGCATTCGAATGGAATATTTAATGCTACCATCCAATAATAAATTAATTCACTTGTTATTTGTTCAGAAGATGGAGCTTTCTTATTTTTTTTATCTTTTCCATCTTTTTGGTTAAACCAGGTGGCTGTCATTGGATCATTTATATACTGATTGATTCTGTATATTGTTTCAGCATTCAAATAAAGATTCTGCTCGATATCGAAATCATCATCGAGAACCATGCATTTTATGTAATACATGGTTTCTTCGTCTGTCTTTTTACTTTTTGCAAGGAATGGCTTATGGTACTTAGATTCCCACTTCGAAATGGAGATTAGGGAATGCTCCAGACATAGTACTCTATCTTCAGGATATATAAACGTCTGGGTTCTTTCATCCCAAAGCTCGCAATCATTCCCAAAAATATTAATCTTCAGCATTCCCAGAACCTCCTAAATATGTACTTATTGCACTACCGGGATGTCCGATTTGGCTACCCCTTTTGCTAAATCTGCGGGAAGAACGGCCTTCACGAAATCGGCAGCGGCCTTATCATCACTGGCAAGTTCCATGAATAATTGACTGTATGCTTCAGTTTGCGCAAATTCCGTAGAAATTTGTTCACTCTTCATGAATCGACGTCCATCGTCAGATTTAATACCGTAGGACCTTAACAGAAGATCCTTAAATATCTTTACCAAAGATGGAGTATCTTTTGCGTCAATTATTGCTTTAAGCATGTCAGTATATCCACCAGCAGTGCTGAGCTCCATTTCTGCAAGCTCGGCTTTGCTAAGGTTGAAATAGAACGCCTCGGTCCTCTCAACCCCATTGAAATCAGTGTACGTTATAACTTTCTTTAACATAATCTCGTTCTCCTATTTTGAATTTTTTATTAGTCTCCTGAGAGTATACCAAGTATCTCTGCAGGCATAGGAAGCCTAGGAGCAACCGCATCAGTGGGGTTAGCACCAGTGGTAGCATCCATTCCATACAGAATGTCTTCGATGGTCTGCAGTGCAGTGGAATCGATCTTGGTGGAATCAAGTGTAAGCTGAGCAGTGAATCCAAGGGTCTTATCACCAGTATCTACAGGGGTGGTAGAGAATTCCCAGGAAAACTGAATGGCTTCGGGAGATTCATTAACAGTGTTGTACTGCTTACCAGAAGGAGCCGCAAGAGCGCCATATACTATATGAAGCTTATAACCATAATCAGTACCCTCCTCATCGTTACCAAGAGTGGTTCGATAAGTGAATCCGAACTCTTTCCTACGCTGCTGGCCAACGTAAAGACCGGGATAAGGCTGCGCAGAGCCATCACACACAGAGAACTCATCGGGATAAGTGTACGCCTCAATGGTTCCACCGAAGTCTTCCTTAGAAACAAGATTGAGATACTTAATATTGTCCGCCCAAATTGGATTCGCTTCTCCTCCAGATGGATTCTCGTTAACAGAAGTAAGTCCATTCCAAGCAACGCCGATGTTGTAGCCGCCATTAAGTTCCGTGACAGAATCTCCGGTTAAGGTTTTTGGATAAAGCACGCCATGGTCGACACCAGTTTCATAAATTTTCTCACCAGAAGCGTCCCATTTAATACGTCCAGTTGTTTCAGGCATTGTAAAATTCCTCCATAATTAATAATATAATGTGAATACATCATGATTTAATCCATCCATAGCATAATGACGATCATGATCACAGTAACGTAAAGAAAACATCCTTTCCAACATGGGGGAGTCTGGATCGTAATCTATAACAGTTACTTCATAGGCTGTCTTTGTAGAATAAATTATATCATCAGCATGCCTATTTTGAATTTTTGATCGACGATACACTATCGCAGGATACTTCATAGAAACAGATTGAGGGGGTTGATAATAGACATTGTTTTTTATTCCTGTTGGGTCTAATACCTGGCATAATAACCTATGCAATTCCAATCGTTTATTATTCAGATGGGCCACCCCCTCCATTATAGACATCTGATACACTGATCACCATCCGCGGTGGTTGCACATCAATACCGGAAATCTTCCATTTTATTCCGTTATAAGTAATGTAGCATGCGCTGTGAAAATTTGACAAGGCGAACTGATCAGCAACGATACTAAACCTGTTCAGAAAAAGGTGATCGTCATTTACTTGGTTGGAGCCTTGAATCTTAAAACGATTCTCGAGAAGATCTCCGTAATAGTGCCTTTCGATCACCTTTTGAACATAAATTCCAGAATTAGCAGGATCCTCTTCGGTTGTTGAGTACCCGATATTTCCAGACCATTTCATAATTACTTTACCATGGCCTCTTAATCATTAGATTCGTTTTGTTCCTCTTTAGTAATCATCGTTCCCTTCTTAATAGTGCCTGGACGTGGAACTGGATCTGGACGTGTACCAATACCAATAGTATCATCTTTACTATACTTAGACCCGGTAAACGTGTAACTATCATCGGAATCGTCAATTCCATTATGGAATCCTACCTTAAATGACGGTACGTCATCACCAGTTATCTCATCATGTACTATGGTGAGTTCAGAACATGAGCTAATAGGATACAAGGCATAGGATCCAGCTTCCTTGTCTGGAACTTTAAATTTCAATTTGCCAGATACGGCATATGCATGCATCTCTTCGATCGGTACAGAAAGTATCCTTTCATCGGAAGTATCAGTAGCGTCAATAAGAACAGCTTCAACGTTTTTAGTATTGGTGGTCGGATAAATATAATCCGGTTTTTCAA